AGGCGCTTGCGGTAGATCTTCTCCAGGAACTGCGTGACGCTTTCGCGCATGCTATCGCTACGGGTACGGCTGTTCTGCTCCACAAGCTCGGCAGCCTTAGCGCTACGCAACTGGGTCGGCGTCGTACCGGAGTACAGCACTTCAGCCAGTCCGGTGGACTTCTCAAACTCGCTGGACAGGATGCTCCACAGGCGCTCAAAGCCTGGCACCGGGTCGCCCCAGTCGATGCGCTGGAAGTATTTATTGATATCCGGCGGCTCATCCGTACCGGCGAACTTGGCCAGCAGTACATCAATGTGCTCACCGCGTAGTACCTTGAATAACTGGTCGGACTCAATGCCCTGACCGTTGTGCGTGATTGCCACGAACGGGGTACGGCTCATGTACCGCCACTTAGCGATGAAAGTCGTATATGCGTAGTTCATCGCCCGCAGATGACCCATGCCAGGCTCCATCGGTTGGAGCGGGAACATGCAGCCGGGGCGCTCAATGGGATCCAGATACGAGCCGGGCCACTCGTCAATGTGGAAGAACGGGATTTCCCAGTCGCCTTCGTACAGCACCTTGCCATCGGCAATGACGTACTTCTTCTTGGCGGTGGTGTCGATCTTGTCAGCGGTGATAGTCTCGCTGGACTGCATGTAGTTGGACGCGCCAACTCCCATCCAGACTTCGTAGTAGCAGATCAGATCGCTCTGGGCATCCGACTGCTTGCGACCGCTATCAGGCTTGCCGTAGACCGGCAGACGCTCAATGATCGCCGCACTATCGGGATAGCGGGACATCAGTTCCCAGCGAGGCTTGATGCGCTTGCGAGCCTGCCAGTTCTGTTCCTCTACGCACTTGGCATCGGGGTCTACCACCAGATGGTCGGCGCGGTCAAAGATGTCCTGAACGATGCCCTTCTTGTCGTTGTAGCCCGTCCACATGACGCCACGCCCACGCAGGAGCGCGTGATCCACACACCGGCGCATCTGCTTGGCGAGTTCGCCGTGACGCGCCGAATAGTCGGCGTACTGTTCCTCAACGACATGCCGCTGCCTAGCCCACTGGTCTGCCCATGCCTCGGAGTTGACCGAAGCGTCAGGGTTATGCGGGTATAGGAAAGCACCGAAAATCTGGCAGAACTCAGAAGCCTTGTTTACGCGGGCCTGGAACGACTGGTCAGCCTCAAACTCTTGGTAGAGGAAGCCGTAATCGTTGCTGGTCGTGTACCGCTCGATCTCGTCAGCCTGCTTCTGCCAGTCCTTAGCAGCCTCCGTACCGGCGTCCAACAGACGTTGCAGGGTCTTACCGACCGGAAGCTCAACTGGTGTATTTTCGTCCATTGGATGTCCTGATATTAGACTTAGCGTCTATAATATCAACGCTTAGTTGCGAGATGGCAACCGAGCAGGAAGCCAACGCCGAATACGAGGCCAATAGTAAACGGCAAGTGCCACACAGGCAGCGATACCCGCGCCGACGGCCACCGGGAGATAGTCTGCCATCCAGACGCAGCACGCTCCGAAAGCGACGGAGAGGCCACCTGCGACGGCTCCGAGGCCAACGAATGGGCCGATAAACTGGACGATCCCGCTGACGATTCTTCCGGCGAGACCGGTGAAGGTGAGGAACGTTGCGGCCCAGACGACGCCCCGAAGGACCATTCCCAGCCCCAAGATGAGCCCGCCGTATCGGAGGAAGGCAGTGCCGAGGGATCGGATCTGGTCGGCAACGGATGGGGGAGAGGGGATGGGAACTGGACTTCGCGCCTCCCCGCAGCTAGCCAACAGGGCAGCCGCTATCGCTAACGCTATGATGATGACGGCAATGCGAATAGCCTTACGGTCCTCGTCGGCAGGGTACGTCACGGCTTGGTCAACTTATCCAAGATCTTGTCTAGCTTGGCGTCCATGCCGTCCAGACGCTTGTCCGCCGCCTGCTGCTTCTCGGAGCCTACAGCAATGGCGGTATCGTGCGCTTGGATCTTGGTGGTGACGTACCCAAGACCGCCAGTGAGAAGCACAGCAACGACACCGGCACCCCACCCGATAGCTGATTTCTTATCCTGCTGGTAATTAGAATCTTTAGTCATGGGTGACTTCCGGCTTAAAATCGTGCGGCTCGTGATCTTTAATGATCCGTTCCGTGTCGCAGTCCATACGGAGCCGCTGGACCTGCTTGCGGAGATCCTTGGCCGTTACTTCCCATGTCATGGCATGCGCCCGTGCCTGAGCGAGTAGAAGCTCTAGGTCATTGACCCGGCGCTCCGCTTCCTCGGCCCGTGACAACAGGATGTACGGGTCCAGATGCATTACCCTGCCGGTTTCTCTGCCGGTTCTAGTGCCTTGGTTACCGTGCTAACCGCCTGAAACAAAGCGGCGGCTTCGTGCCCAGTGAGGCCAGTCATAGACATCTTGCCGATGATCTGGCCGATGATGATGGCAGCGTCGGCGGGTACATCGGTTCGGAGTTGAACTGGAGCGGGTGTGTCGGTCATGTGGCGATTAAACCATGTGCACGGCAGCGGGCAAGCAGCGCGTTTAGCTGGGCCACGACGTCGCCAGCACCAGTTGCATCAGCGACGGCAGCGCCTTGGGCGGTCACAACCTTAGTCCCGTTCACGCGCAATTCGCCCGTGCTGTTGGCGATGTTGATGTAATTGCCAGCGGTGCCGCCGACCCACAGGGACTTGGCAATTGACGCGCCACCGAGCCCGACAATCGCAGCGGTGCCGATGGCGCTGGCGTCGGTGGTGCTGATGATCGACACAACGGCTAGACTTCCATCAGACTCGATGCGGATCCCTTCGCGCACGTTAGCGGCGTCGTAGACGCTGAGCGTGAGCCGCGACCTACGGGATGCATGTGTTGCATCTGCCCACTGGGTGACGATAGCCGAGGCAGACATGGCGACAGTTGTGCTGGACTTGAGGTGTGTAAGGATGACGCTGCCAAACCCTGCGGTCGGCGTTCCGCTTGAGTCGCGGCGCAGATATAGGGCATCTAATTGGTTTGTGGTTCCGGAGTCCGTTCGCTGACCAGTGATTAGGCCAGCTGCTGTAAGCGTCGTGGCGGCGAACGCCCCCGTGCTGGTCAGGCTTGCCGCCGCTGTCCCTGCCACCGCGAAGCCCAGCGACGTTGCGCTAACCCGATACAGCCCATGCGCCTCGCTGGTCAGCCTGATCCCCGGCGCGGCAGCGCTGCCGTTGGGGACGGTGACGCCTGCGCCGGAAAACACCGCTTGCCCCGTGTCCCCGGCTATGGCCAACCGGTTGTTGAACGCGGGGCCGATGTTGAAGTTGAGAAACTTGCCGGCGGTCGTGCTGCCGACAAAGGACAGGTTCTCACTGGTGACATCGACTGCCGCCACCTGCGCGGAGTTATTCGCAAACACGATCTGCGCACTACCAATGACCGTCGTGCTGTTGATGCGCAGGCCGATGGTCCCTGCCTTGACGATGTCCAGCCCGACGGTGCCGGGGCTGTTGATCGTCTGCGCGGCGGAGAAGGCGTTATTGATGTTCTGCCCCGCCACCGTGATCGCGGCGTCGGGGAATGTGGCGGTACGGGCGGTCGTGCCGGTTTTGGTGAGGGTGAGAGCGCCGACGATGCCCGTGGTCCCAAGTCCCGGCTGACGATCCTGCGATACCTTGATCATTAGAACGCCTCGACCAGCCAACCAGACGACTGTGCCTTACGCCGATCCCGTGAGCGGTAAACGCCAGTTGCAAAGTCAAAGCGGGGAGGTTGCACGGTACGATCTCGCTTTTGTGGTACCGGGATAGTACCCGTAGCGTCGAGGAATGCAACGCGCTGTGTCGGGATGTTGAGAGCGCGACCGCAGGCCCAATCGGGATTCCATGATGGACGCTGCATTATTAAGTAGCGAAGTGTGTCACACAGCTCGTCGTTCTTCTTAACCACGCCACCAGCGCCAGTGAACTTCGTGCCTTCCTTGCCACGGTATGCAATGATCTGCGCTCGCAGAATGTTGAGGCCGTTCGTGTCGTTGGGCTTGCTCACACGAATCAGCGGCGGGCAGTCGCGGCGGTCGCTGGGGTCAAGGTAATGGCGCACCAAAGCGATGCCCGGCGCGTGATTTTTCTTGCTCTGGAAGAAGCCTGCCAGCGGGGCGATGCCACGGGACGCCATCAACTCCTTCATGCGCGTCAAAACGCTGGGTCCACCGCCACGGTCGCGGTTCTTGAGGTTCGTATCGTAGACAAAGCCCGTGATTCTGCGACCACGCAGGTATTCCACGAGGTTATCAACGTCCTTTTCGATGGTTTCGCCCTTATACATCCATGCCTGCGTGAAGTTCAGGGCCATTGGCTCACGTTTATTGATCGCGCCGACCAGCATGCCCATCGGATGCTCAACGCCTGGGTCATATCCGACCCACAAGTTATCCTCGGGGTCGATCTGGTAGTCCGTCTTCATCACGTGGCGCTCGTCCTGCCACTGTTTGCCGTAGATCTGCACCAGCGAGCCAGCGTCCGTTCCGCCTTCCATGCGGACAGCGGCCTCATCGGCGTTCATGGTACCAGCGACCATGCGGCGAGCGGCAGCGGAGATAGCTGGGTTCTCGCCGGGCATCAGCAGGAAGGTGCGATGCCCAGCGGCTCCGTTCGCCTGGCGCTGCTTAAACTCGTCGTAGGCGTCATTCCAGTTGGTATTCGTGTACGCCCAGACGTAGTAGCCTAAGCCTTCGCCACGGGACAAGGAATCGGTCAGACGAGTGGCAATCTCAGCGAAGAGACGGCTATTGCCAGCTTCCTCGTCAATGTATGCCGCGTCCAGCTTAATACCAGCGATGCGCTTATCCTGCCCTTCCACGCCAGTCCATGAGAAGAAGGCCATATTGCCGTTCTTCATGATGACTTCTTTGGGCACTTTCATGCCGGCGACCATCGGGCGCTGCAACCGTTCGATCTCCCAGGATGGGATCATCGGCTGGCCGGTGGCTTCCTTGGGCGCATCGGCAGGCAGCATCAACTCAGAGTCGTCGAATAGCTTATGCCCGATAACTCGGCACGCCTGCTCACGGGTCGGGGCGAATACGGCGATGACGAGTTTGGCCCGCTTCGGCTGATACGGATGGATGCCACGTAGCGTCATGGCGAGGTCCGCCATGGTGATAGCCGATTTGCCTCCGCGACTCAGGGAGTTGACCAGCACGAATGGAGTGGCCAGTGTATCCCGTCGCAGGAACTGCTCCTGAGTCGGTGACGGCACGAACCAGCGGAGCGGATCTGATCGTTCCCGCTGCGTCAGGATCATCTGCGCCTTCTGGGCTGGCGTCAGTTTAGCCATTGGCCATCTTTACAAGCTCGTCCTGGGTCATTCCGTCCATGCCCTTGCCGTTGTCCTCAGCCTGCTTCTTCCAGGCGAAGAGGCGTTCCAGAGCCTTATCCCGGCGAGCCTCGGCACGGGCAGCAATGTCGTCCATCTGCTTCAGGAGTGAGTGTGCCAGCTTGGGATCGCCAGCAGCCTTGGCTTCCTCGTAGGCATCACGCATCTCAAAGAGCAACTGAATAGTGACGGGGTCGCCCGACTTGGCCTTCCGGTGGTATGTCTTGGCGTTGGGATCGAAGAGCTTCAACTGATCAACGCGGAACAGGAACGTCAGGTCGCGCTCCTGCTCACGACCCATTATCATCTCGACCTTCTCAACGTCCAGGCCACGCTTGCCTGTCAACTCCTGTGTAGGCTCCGGGACAGATAGCTCTGTGTCACTCATTTGTAGCGATCTCGCTCAGCCCAAGCGGCCTGGAGCATGCGGATCTGGCGGCCTTGCTCTTTAGTGGCTGCGTACACCTCCTTGGCAACACGATCGAAGTCCGCTTTGCCTTCCTTGGTGTCTAGCCAGTCCTGGAGCGTTAATGGCTTGCTGTTACTCATTGGGCAACGCTTTCTGCCACCAGATCGTGCACAGTTCCACGCCAACCACATCGGCACTTAGCTATGTTGCGGTCGGCAAACCCGTCGTCGTATCCCTTGACGCCATCCTTGTTCAACGTTGGTATGTACCCCATGCAGGTGCGTTCAATACCGGTGTTCCCACAGCGTGGGCATGCATCGCGGGATTTGTAATACTCGTCGTGGCTAACCATGCCTGAGACTAGCGAGGAATGGGGTTGATTGCAAGCCTACATACCGCGCCCTCTGTGCCTTGATCTTTCTAGATCCGTCACCGGCGGCACCCTATGTCGAACCTGCCCATCGAAAGACCCGTGGATAGCGGACGCCTACCAGGCGCAGCCCGCGTGCCCTCAAAAGCTAGCGAACAGGAGGGCGGGAGAACGATGAGCAGGATGTCAACAGCGTCTGGGACCAACCACCGGCTATTGGACTATCCGTCATGACCACTGGTAGGGGTCTTACGGTGTCCTCCAGCATTCCCTAGGGTGGCACTTGGGCGCGATAGCCAGCTTTCACCCGCATCGGTACTTAGCACGGTCGGCTCTGACGAGGCCCCTTGCGGGACTCGGGTAGACTACTCGTAGTATAGGCCGTTGTCTACAGCACAGACAGGCAAACCATTTGCTCCTGAGTGCTATTCCTCGCGCGCGCACGCGTAGCCTACAACTGATTTTGGTAAAAAAAAGAAAAATCAGATCGGGTTAGGGGAATCCCGGATCTATATAATCACGCCTTCGGGTCAGTACCCCCCGGTCATAGCCAGGCCCTTCCCAGTCCGCCATATCTCCATACGCCACATGCACTTGTCCGATAATGCATCCAGTGTCATTACATAGCACTACGCTACGCATCGCATATCCGATTGCGCCATGTAGGGAGGGGGCTAGAGACAGGCTAGGTGATAAGCGTTATCAATAAGACAGGGTAGAGACATGAGGAATCCGGTTTATCACTCCATCGTGATGCATCGATGGTCCATCCCATCTAGTAGGCCCATGCTGATACTACTACCCATGTGCACGGAAACTCTGGGAATCCAGACACGCGATGCACTCAGCTACCGGCATTCATGTTCCATCTATGGAATGTCTATAGCGCCATGCTATACG